AGTGGCAAAACCCGCCGTAATTCAGGATCCCCTCAACGCTCCCTCGTATGACCAAACCCAGTGGGACGAGCTGGACAAGATCATGAAGGAGTGCATCTGATGACTCCGAAACAGATCTCCGAAATGCTCGCAGGTCGTGCCGAGGAAGTCGCCAAGACGCTGTTGCCTGCCGGGAAAAAGGACGGCAGGGAATGGCGGGCCGGATCCGCAGACGGCGAGGGCGGGAAAAGCCTGGGGGTGTGCATTTCAGGATCCAAGGCTGGCGTATGGTCCGACTTTGCTACCGGCGATTCTGGCGACCTGCTGGATTTGTGGTGCGCCACCAAGGGCGTGAGCTTGTTCGAGGCCATCCAGGAAGCCAAGGCCTATCTGGGCGTTCAGGATCCCAAGTGGGATAAACCGCAAAAGACCTTCAAGCAGCCGGTTGTTCCTAAGTGCGAGCGCCCAGGCGGTGAAGTGTTTAAGTATCTGACCGAAACCCGAAAGTTGAGCGAAGGCGCGATTCAGGCCTATCAGATCGCTGCCGAGCCCGACAAAGTAATCTTCCCGTTTAAGCGTGGATCCGAAAAGGGCGCCGCCACTCCGATGATTAAGTGGCGTTCCATCAAAACCAAAGACACCCGCCCAACCAGCGCAGAGCAGAAGCCTTGCCTTTTTGGCTGGCAGGCCATTCCGAAGAACGCCCGGGAAGTGAGCATCTGCGAGGGCGAATTTGATGCTATGGCGCTGTGGGATTACGGGTATCCGGCGCTGTCCGTCCCGTTTGGTGGCGGTCGCGGCGAAAAGCAGGCCTGGATTGAATACGAGTTTCAGGCCTTAGAGCAGTTCGACACGATCTTTGTGTGCATGGACGCCGATGGACCGGGCCGGGAGGGTGCCAAAGAAATCATTGAGCGGCTGGGCCGGGAGCGTTGCCGGATGGTTAACCTGCCTGCCAAGGATGCAAACGACTGCCTCAAGGAAGGCGTGCCGAAAGAGATGGTCGATAAGTGCTTCCGCAATGCGGTGTACATGGATCCCTCCGAGCTGAAGTCTGCTGCTAGCTACTACGATGAGATTGTCTGGCAACTGTACCCGGATGAGGCACCGACCGACTCCAGCGCCATCCTCCCGCCCTGGAAGCACACGCACGAGAAGATCCAGTTTCGTATGAGCGAGTTGATGGTATTGGGCGGGGTGAACGGCCACGGCAAAACTCAATTCATCGGCTACCTGACACTCAACGCGGCCCGCAACGGGAACAAAGGCTGCATCGCGTCCATGGAAATGCCACCCGGGCGCCTGCTGGGGAACATGACCCGTCAGGCCACCGGCATGAAGCAGCCAAGCAAGGGATACATCCGGGCAACGAGCGATTGGTACAAAGACAAGATCTGGATGTTCGACTGCATCGGAACCGCTAAGGCCGCCAAGATCCTCGAAATCTTCACCTATGCCCGGAAGCGGTACGGGGTGACGTGGTTTGTCATCGACTCGCTCATGAAGTGCGGCATCGATGAGGACGACTATAACGGGCAAAAGCGATTCCTTGAGGCCTTGGCCGATTTCAAAAACGAACACAACGTGTTCGTTGCCATCCTGGTGCATCTGCGCAAAGGCGAATCCGAGCACAAGCCGAGCGGCAAGATGGACGTGAAGGGCACCGGGGCAATCACCGACCTGGCCGACACCGTGAGCATCATCTGGCGGAACAAGCCGAAAGAGGACGCCCTGAAAGCTCACGAGTCCGGATCCGAAAAGCTGGACGAAGAAAAGTTCGAGAAGATCAGCAATTCCTCAGACGCCATCTGGAACATCGTAAAGCAGCGCAACCACCCGGAAGGCTGGGAGGGCAAAGTAGGCCTGTTTTTCGACACGGAAAGCCTGCAATACCTCGGCGGCCCGGACGCAAAACCGTTCCGTTACGTGAACTACTCCGGGCCAGTGGAGGAAGCAGCATGAACGAAGAAATCCTGCAAATCCTCTACGAACAAGGCCCGCGCTCCATCCAGCAACTGCAAGAGATCATCCTCTGCGACCTGGATCTGCTCTGCGAACACCTGAGCTTTCTGATCGTGACGCGCCAGGTTCACCTGGAATCGGACTCAACCGTTTGGTTCGCACAGGAGGTTGCTGCATGAAACTCCCAGGCAAGCACACCAACACAGGCAGAGTATTACGGGCGATGTACGGAAAAGGTTGGCTCACCGCTGGCGAAATCCGCCAGAACGCGAAACTGCACCCGGACACCGCCGTCACCGCCCGAATCCGCGACCTTCGCAAGATCGGCATCGACGTTCCCTGCATCCACGAAGCCCATCCCACGGACAGCCACAAGCAGGTGTACCGCTATCGGATTGTCCGGATGCCCCGGAAGATGCTGGAGGAGCTGAACCGGGAGAGCCGGGTAGTGCAAGGGGAGGCGGCATGAAGGTAATTGATCTTTTTGCCGGCGCCGGAGGATTCAGCACCGGAGCCACCATGGCCGGCTGCGAAGTTGTCTGGGCTGCGAACCACTGGCCCGATGCCGTCGAGTGGCACAGCAAGAACCACCCCGAGGCCATGCACCTCTGCCAGGATCTACACCAAGCCGACTGGTCGCTGGTTCCGAAGCACGACATGATGCTGGCCTCTCCCTGTTGCCAAGGTCACAGCAAGGCCCGGGGCAAGGCCAAAGGTAACCCGCAACACGACGCCTCTCGCTCTACTGCATGGGCGGTTGTCTCCGCTGCCGAGTATCACCGGCCATCCATCGTGATTGTGGAGAACGTTCCCGAGTTTGTGAACTGGACGCTTTACCGTCCGTGGGAGCTGGCCATGAACGCCCTCGGTTACAGCGTTGCTCCGCACATCATTGATGCAGCCGATTACGGAGCCCCGCAGCATCGCGTAAGGCTGTTCTTGGTTTTGTCTCAGTCAGAGCACCCGCTGCACTTGCAGATTCCAAGATGCCAGCACATTCCAGCCCGCGAGTTCATCGACTTTGACAGCGGCAAGTGGAGCCAGATCGATAAGCCAGGCCGGGCAGCCGCCACGCTTGAAAGAATAGAGCATGGCAGGCGCATCCATGGCGACCGATTCCTGATCTCCTACTATGGCATGACCAAAACCAGCCGCAGCCTGGACCGTCCGGTTGGCACGATCACCACTCGGGACCGCTGGGCCATAGTGGACGGCGACCGGATGCGCATGTTCACGCGATTCGAATGCCGGGACGCCATGAGCTTTCCTAGAACCTACCAACTTCCGGAAAACCACAGGCTGGCCGTACACCTGATGGGCAACGCTGTATGCCCTGAACCGGTGAGCCAGATCATTCGGGCCGTGAGGGCTGCTGCATGAATAACCAAACAATCAGATCGTCCGACAATACCGTAGCAACCCGTAATCAAGGTTTCGTTACGCAACTAGATTGTGTTGGGTGTATTTGGAGGGTAGCCGAGTGATTCATTACCACGGCCTACCAGTTACGCCAGCCACCGCCGCTGCCAGGTTGCTTGCAGGACGCCATGCGTTTGTGAGCTTCGCGCACCCGGACCAATTAGAGATTGCTGCCGAGTTGTGCCAGAGCTTTGCCGTGGACAACGGCGCGTTTACTGCCTGGAAGTCTGGGAAGCCGATCACTGACTGGACGCCGTTCTATGAGTGGGTGGACAGCCTCAAGAACCATCCGGGCTTTGACTTTGCCGTGATACCGGACGTTATCGACGGTGACGAAGTGGCGAATGATGACCTAATCCGTGAATGGCCCCACGAAAAACACTACTCCGCGCCAGTCTGGCACATGCATGAATCTATTGAGCGCCTGTTCGATATGGCGCACTTCTGGCCCCGCGTCTGCATTGGCAGCTCCGGCGCGTTCGCCCAGATCGGAACCCCGCAATGGTGGAGCCGAATCGGTGAAGCGCTGAATGCGATCTGCGACGAGAACGGACGGCCTGTTACCCGGCTGCACGGCCTTCGGATGCTGGACCCTGCCGTGTTCACCAAGATGCCGTTTGCCAGCGCAGACAGCACGAACATCGGGCGCAACATCGGGATTGATTCAGCCTGGCGCGGGACATATCAGCCGCCGAGCAAAGAGTGGAGAGCTGAGTTGATGGCCGCTCGCATTGAGTCTCACAACAGCGCGGAACAGTGGTGCCGGGCTCCGATTCAGGAGGCATTGATCTAATGCAAAACGAAATCCTAAACCAGCGAATCCTGCGCCTGCTGCGCAACAACTTCCCGCTCACCCAGGCGCAGATCTGCGTGATTCTGGGCGTGAACGCCAAGGAAGTGAAGGACGCGCTGACCGATCTGATGGACGCGGGCCGGGTGTCGGTGGCGGTTGATGGCTATCGGTATGAGTTGGCGAGCGGGGGTTATTCGCCTACACCGTTGGGGGCTGCGTGATGGATACCTGCAATGAGTGCGGTCTGAGTGTTGACCCGGTGCGCCTGCGTGAGGATCTGGGCTACTGGCTGAAGAAGGCGCCCGAAGGGGCGACCCACTACGACCCGAACGGGTTTGTGTTTATGCCGTGCGTCCACTGGTGGAAGCAGAATCCAGCTGACAACCGGGGCTGGAAGGTCTGGCACACAGTTGCTGGTGAGTGGCTGGAAGTGGTGGCGGACGACGATTTTGTGGCACGACCGGAGGAG